TTGACCCGACAGATTATGCAGACGGCATGACCGCCGTAGCCGCAAGTGAAACTGCTATGACCGCCGTAGCCGCAAGTGAAACTGCTATGACCGCCGTAGCCGCAAGTGAAACTGCTATGACCGCCGTAGCCGCAAGTGAAACTGCTATCAAGGCGATTGCGGCATCGTACAACGGTATTGCGGCGATCTACTCTAACGCAACGGCGCTTGCGAAGTGGAACGCCAAGCCGTCCGCAGTGTCGGCTATTGCCGGCACGAGCAGCGTTGCCATCGGCAAGGCTGCGGTTAAATTGGCCGGTCTTGCGCCGGACAATTTTGCGGACATGGCGGCTGTGGCTGCGAGCAGCACAGCAATGGCGGCTGTGGCTGCGAGCAGCACAGCAATGGCGGCTGTGGCTGCGAGCAGCACAGCAATGGCGGCTGTGGCTGCCTCTGACACGGCGATGAAGCTGGTAACCGCAAGCGCGATGTGCCTTGCGAAGTTTATCGGCTCCGCTGCGGCAAAAACTGCGCTGATCGACCACAACGACATGCTGCAGAAATACCGCGCTGCGATCTGGACCGCTGTAACCGGTGGAACGGATTACTTTACCTCGCAGAGAGGGCAGAAGGATGAAGACGGCGTTACAAATGCCAGCCTGACCAATGCGGCGTATATCATGTTTGCGATTCCGGGCGGATACCAGAGCGGTTCCGGTGTTACGGTCTGCTGTCACGGTCACAACGGCAAAGAGGCGGCGCGTGCTTCCGGTTCTTATTCTGACAACAATAAGCGTTACGTTCTGCTGGGCGGCGGCACCTTTACCGAGGTGGATGACGGCATGGTAAGAACGTGGGTTTATAAAACGAAATAAGGAGGATTTGAGATGAAAGCAAACAATATGACCTGCTCGGATTACCGCACGGTGCAGGGTGAAAAGCTGGTGCTGTGGCTGCCGGGCGCGAGCATGGAGGACGCGCTCGGCATGGAGACCGACATTATCCGCATTCAGACGGATGCCGGTGATGAGGTGGAGGCGCTGTGCGGCTTCGGCAACCTTGTTTCCGTCACCTATATTGCGGAGAGCAATACGATGGTTGTTACCCTGACCCGCAAGGCGGACAGCGGCGTGGGCGCGGCACTGGACGCGCTCGGCGCGGAAAATGTGCGGCTGCGGACGGAGAACACCAAAATGAGTGAGCATATCACTCAGCTTGAGGACTGTATCCTTGAGCTGAGCGACAGCGTTTACGGAGAGGAGACTGCGGAATGATCGCAAGACTGTATGCAAACCGTATTGCAAGCGGTACTGTGAACGCCAAAACCGGCAAGGCGTGGTGCTTTGCAGATGTGCCGGCACGCAAGCAAGAGGAGGTGGCTGCGCTGCTGATCGCAGACGGTCACGCCGAGCTGGTGCCGACCGCACATGGCGGCACGATGGAGGAGTGACATGCCGGCAGAAGTGATTACAGCGGCGCTGTCGCTGGTCGGTACGCTCGTGGGAACGCTCGGCGGCATTGCACTGAGCTCCAACCTGACCAATTACCGCATTGAGCAGCTGGAGAAGAAGGTGGAGAAGCACAACAACCTCATCAGCCGGACGTATGAACTGGAAAAGGAGTATTCCGTACTGGATGAGCGGATCAGAGTGGCAAACCACCGCATTGAGGATTTAGAGAAGGAGGAAGTTCTGTGAAGGTTAATGTGCCTGTTAGATTTAAGAACCCGTGGTTCTGGGTGGGCGTGGTTTCCGTGGCCATTACCGCCATTGGTGTGGATCCGATGACGTTTACCTCGTGGGCTGCGGTGCTGGACGGCATCAAGGCGGTACTGAGTAATCCGGTGCAGCTGTGCACGATGGCGCTTGCTATCCTGTCGGTATTTATTGACCCGACTACGGCAGGCGTGGGAGACAGCAAGACGGCACTCGGCTACGACAGGCCGAACAAGGAGGAGTAAGTATGAATATTCCGTTCTTACAGGCGAATTCGAGCAACTTTTACTCAGGCCGAGGCGGAAACAGCATTAAATACATTGTGATGCATTACACGGCGAACAACGGTGACACTGCAATGAATAATGCACAGTATTTCCATAATAACAGCGTACAGGTGTCGGCGCACTATTTTGTGGACGAGAACAGTGTTGTGCAGAGCGTCCGCGATTCGGACGGTGCGTGGCACTGCGGCGGATCGTTGGAAAGCTCGCACCATCCGCTGCATGGTATCTGTATGAACAGAAATTCTCTGGGCGTGGAAATGTGTAGCGACAAGGTGAACGGTAAGTTTATTATCACTGCACAGACTGTGGATCGTACGGTCGAGCTTGTAAAAATGCTTATGGCAAAGTACAACATTGACGCAGACCACGTTGTACGCCACTACGACGTAACCGGTAAAGACTGCCCGGCACCCTGGGTGCTTGATGAGAGCCAGTGGAAGTCGTTCAAGGCACGACTGACGGCCAAAGAAACTCCAAAGGAGGAAAAACCTATGACAGATAAAGAGTTTACCGCATATCTCAACCGCTATCTGGCGGAAAAGGCCAACCAGAAGCCGCATCCGTATGCTGTCGAGGCATGGCGGGCGGCAGTAAACGCGGGTATTATGGACGGCACCAAGCCGCAGAGTCCGCTGACGCGCGAACAGCTTGCGGTTATCCTGCAGCGGCTCGGCCTTCTCGGGAAGGGCGTGAAGTAAATGGGACTGGGTGCTTTTATTAAGGCTGCGGCCGGTGCTGCCAAGGCTGCCTCGGCGGCAGCTAAGGCCAGCGGCGGCTCGTCCTCGGGCAGCTCGTCCGGTTCTTCCGGTTCGAGCGGATCCTCGTCCTCCGGCTCGTCCGGTGCTTCGATGGCGGCAACCGGCAAGGGCGGCTCGTACTCAATCGGCTCGGACAAGGGCAAGAGCTTTGTTTCGAGTGCCGCGGCAGGCTCTACCATGAAGGGCTCGGACGGCTCGACATGGACCAAGAACAGCGACGGTACGACCACGATCAGCAAAGGCGGTCAGACGTTCACCTACGGCGGCGCTTCCGGCACCGGCGGCTCGGGCGGGAGCAGCTCGGGCGGCGGCTCGTCCTCCGGCGGTGCGTATACGCCGCTCGGATCGCATAACGACCAGACCATCAAGGACACGAGCGTGGAGGATTCCGCCCAGATGGCGGCGATCAAAAAGCGCTATGCGGAAGCACAGGCGCGCGGTGACACTGCGGCTATGAAATCCGCCCATGCGGACGCCGAGGCGCTGCGTGCGCAGTACGGCTATTCCGGCGGCCCGGACGGCTCGGACTACATCGGCAAGGGCTATGTGAGCGGCAATGTACTGGGCAAGCAGATGAGCAATCAGCTCAATAGCGGCTTTGACGCCTACAAGAAGTACATGGAGGACGCGGCTGCACAGCAGCAGGCGGCGCTCAAGGCCAAGGTGGATAGCGCGGTTGCCAGCCTGAACGGTCAGAAATATGATATTATGAAGCAGACTGAGGCCAACAACGCCGCTGCGGAAAAGGCGTACATGCAGAGCATTAAGCCCGGCGGCTCGAACGCGGAAAACCTTGCGGCAAACGGCCTGCTGACAAGCGGACTTACCGAGTCCAGCCAGATCAGCGCGGGCAATGCCTATCAGAACGCACTGAACAGCAACGCCACCACGCAGACCGAGACGCTTGCCAAGATCGAGCAGGCTATCACGCAGGCACAGCTTACCGGCGATATCGAGGCCGCAAACGCGCTTGCAGACCTTTACAAGCAGATTGCCGCCAAGGGCTACGAGAATACCCAGAATATCGTTGCGGCTAATCAGTGGGGTCAGCAGTTCGGTCTTTCGCAGGCCGAGCAGACGGGTACTTACAACGGCACGCAGACGCTTGCCATGCGGCAGTATGAATTGCAGAAGCAGCAGGTGCAGCAGGAGCTTGAAGCGGGCAAGATCGACATGGAGACGGCACGCAAGCAGATTGAGTATATCAATGCGCAGATCGCTTACATGCAGGCGCAGACCACAGGTCAGAATCTTTCCAACAAATACTCGCAGTGGCAGCTTAACCAGCTTTAACTACGCCAGAAGGCGGCGATTTTCGCCGCCTTCTCTCTTTAGGAGGTTACTATGGGCAGTTTTTACGATGATTTTAAGAAAAAACAGAACAAGAGCCAAAACAAACCTACGCTGATTAAGGTTCCGCAGGTTGCACCGAAAAGCAATGATCGCCGTGCAACAGCGGCGCGCAACCGGGAGCAGCAGCGCGTGCAGGCGCACGGCGGACAGACGCAGACCACCCAGCGCGTGAACACCCAGCAGCGGACAACGGTGCGGCAGAATACATCTGCCGGATCATCGCAGAGGAGCACGCCGGTTGTACAGAGAACGCAGAGCACACAGCAGAATTCGTTCGGCCTGAGAAGTCCTCAGCAGCTGCTGAACAGTGCACAGAGTTCCAGCATTGCGAATGTGAACCGGTTTTCTGCCAAGCAGGCCGCCCAGCAGAGACGCAATCCGCGGCAGAACGTATCTACTGCGAACAAGAGCAGCGGCGTCGGCAACCCGACGCTGACGCAGTTTCTCAAGAACTCTATGGACTGGCACAGGACCAACGATCAGAACAGGAAGGCACAGCTGCACGCGCAGAACGACGCCTTGCGGCGCAAGTTGGGTTACGATTACAATCCGCAGACCGGTGCCTCTTTTGATAAGTACGGCCACGAAATGACTGCCGGTGTGCGCATGGCCTACGGCAGCAAGCCGACCGAACGGCTGAATCAGGCAACACAGTTGCTGCATACCTCGGGCATTATGGGTAAGACGGACAAGGCAACTGTCTACCCGACCGCCATGCAGGCGGCGCAGGGACTGGATGAGGACTATTTCAGCGGCCAGACAGGCTACAATGCACACAAGACGATGCATGACCTGTTTAACCGTTCGGATGAGACATGGAGCAGCGAGGACACGCAGAGCCGCGACAGGGCGCGCAAAGAGCTTTCCAATGAGATGAGCCGCATTATGAAGCGGTACGGCCTGGACTATCAGCCGCGCGACAACGCGGATGATATCATGAACCGGCTGAAAGCCGCCGGTGCGGACGAGCAGACGCTTGCCTATGTGCAGGAAAACATTGATCTGCGGCACGCGGCGGACCGTCTCGGCAACAGCATGGAGGCTGTCGGCAAGCGGTGGATCGCATCGCTGCCGTCCCTCGTGGACACCTCGCGGCAGGTGAGCGCGAACGTGGAGGAGAGCCGCCAGAACGAGGAATACCGCCAGCTTGAGGAGCAGGAGCAGCAGCTCGAACTGCAATTGCAGGGCATGAACAGCACGGCGGCGGACGGCAGTGTTCCGGCAGACTATCAGGCAATGTACGATCAGCTGCAGGAGGTCCGCAAGCGCAAGAACGAGCTGACCGTAAACAAAGGTGTAGACCCGAACAAATGGTCTCAGCGCATGCTGCGCGAGGCGAACGCGGCACAGGCAAACGCCGAGGCCGGTTTAGCGCCTGCGCCGCGCTGGCTGACCGAACAGGGCATTTCCCTTGCGGGCAATGCGCCGGTGATGGCGGCAAGTGCGATTCCGGTCGTCGGTCCGGCGGTCGGCTCGATCATGATGGGCGGCCAGGCGGCCGGTCAGCGCTCGTTTGAACTGAATGAGCAGGGCAAGGGTGCGCGGGAGTCGCTGACGCGCGGTTTGACATCGGGTGCGATCGAGGCGGCAACCGAAAGACTGCCACTCGGTCAGATGAGCAAGATTTTGCACTCCGGCGGCGTGAATGCCGTAAAAAATATCCTCATCCAGATGGGTGAGGAGGCGACAGAGGAAAGCGCAAGCTATTTCATGAACTACGTTGCGGATAAGGCGGCGCAGGATCCGAACGCAAAGTTCAGTCTGCAGGAGCTTGCCCAGAGCGCTGCGGGCGGCGCGTTCGGCGGCTTGGTGTTTGGCACGGCGGGCGCAATCACTTCTCGCGGTGTTTATGGCAGTCCGACGGAAAATCAGCTCACCAATCGTCCTATGACGGAATATGAGGTACAAGCAGATACGCCTTATCTGCAGGTGGAGCGGTTTACCGAACCGCTGACGCAGACAATGGTTAAAATTGATGAGCAAATGCGCAAAGCAAATGCACTGCCGGAGGGAACCATCAAACAGCAGTATACTGCGGCCTTGCAGGAGGACGCCCAGCGCGTAAGCAAGCAGCTGTCTATTCTGGAGAATAACCGTGCTGAGCTTATGCAGGCGCGAAATATTGCCGAAAGATTTGGAGCAAAGTTTGAACTCGCAGACCTCGGCCCTGCTGGCGGTAAATATGAAAACGGTACAATTACAGTCAATCCGTATTCCTCGTCACCGGTGCGGCAGGTTCTGGTGCATGAATTAACGCACCATTTGGAGAACAGCGGCAGCTATAACGCATTGCAGGAGATGGCGCTGCATCTGTTCACGCAGGAACAGGGCGTTTCTGCGGATGTACTGCGCGATAATATCACTCGAATGTATGCAGAACAGGGCGTTACGCTTGATACACAAGCGGCAAACCGCGAACTGACGGCGGCATTCTGCGAAAAACGGCTGTTTCAGGATGACGCCAGCATTCAGCGCCTGGCACAGACCGATGTATCGCTTTTCCAGCGGATTCGTCAGTGGATCGCAGATACAGTAATTCGCCTGCGAGGAACAAAGGAGCAGCAGCAGCTCCTGGAACTGCAGAGACGCTATGAAAAGGCTGCGCGTACGGTTGGCGCGGTGCAGGACAGAGGGGCACAGTACACGTTCGGCCGTGAGTACGATAACGAAACGCTTGCGAAAGCCGTTCAGATGGAGCAGGAAGGCGCAGACAAGGACACTATCTGGAATACGCTCGGCGTTATTCGAGACACAAAGGGAAACTGGATCAATGAGATTGACGACAGTCGCATGAACTATGATGAGTTCGGCCTGCATCAGCTGAGAAAAGACCCGGATTTCCGACGGCTTGAAGAATTGGAAGATAAGGCGAATGCGACTGCGGAAAACTTCGGGTTCTCTCCGGAAGAATATGCGGAGTGGGAAAAGCTGACCGACAAATACGGCGATGCCGTATGGGACGACAAGTATCTGCTGCGCGATTATTTGAAGCATGACGAACTGTTTAAGCGTTATCCGTCTTTACAAGGCGTAAGCCTTGTATTTGAACCTATGAAGGCCGGAGAATTTGGATATTTCCAGGGACGCGATAACTCGATTCACCTGAATGAAGATTTTAAGCGCGTTCCTGAAAGTACGCTGCTCCACGAGATTCAGCATTTTGTCCAGAATAAAGACAACAGACCCGGAGGCGCAACGCCGGAATACTGGCGCTTGATGAATGAAAGCGCAGACGAGTGGCTTGACCGAAATCTGCTGCAAGACCGTAAGCAGAAAATCATTGAGCGCATGAACACGATCGAACAGCAGGTCGGTTATAACGATTTTTATGACAGCCTGCTTGACCGAGAGGAAGCAGGCGAACTGACAAGCGAGCAGGTTGACGCGCTGGATCGTGAGTTTGTTGCGCGCTATCCTGAGCTGGAAGCGCTGAGAAATGAGCTTTACAATGATGTTTATATGAAATTAAAGGAGCTCGGCAAGGGCAAGCGTGATCCGAACGAACTGTACCGCAATACGGCGGGCGAGATCGAAGCACGCGAAAGCGCAAGCCGTCGGAACATGACTGCTGAGGAGCGCAGACAGAAAACGCCCGACCTCGGCTGGGATCGGGCGGTGTTTGCGGAGGATGCAGGGCAGAGCATGGAGATCAGAACCTTGCCGGACGGCGAGAGAGTCACTGTAATTGATACAGATCAAGATCGTTTTGAAGGCGTCCCGGTTTCTGCGTATTCTGCTGTTGCACGCCGCATTTTGCTTGAAAAGTTCAAAGGGCAGGTTTTGCCGCTTGGTGAAAACGACCTTGCGAGATTCAAAGCGAAACAATCCGGTGAATATGCTTACCCTTCAAAGCCGCTTGATGTGCATTCTGTCGAATATGAAGCTAAAATGCGCGCTGCGGCTGAATTGGATAATCTGCTTGAAACCGCAGAGTATTCTCACTGGGAAAAAGACAAAAAACATCATCCAGAAGCAACGCTTGGGTTTGATTACTACAAAGTGAAATTTGCAGCAGGTGGGCATTTGTTTGAGGGACTTGCCAATATTGCAAACTCTGAAAACGGAAGAATTCTATACGATATTACAAAAATAAAAGAGATTCCCGCTTCAAGTGGTAAGTACGCAACCCTTTTGGCGCAGTCTACTTCCACATTCGGGAATCTCAATAATGATAGTATAGCATCTGGCAGTGCGAAAAGCAATACCTTTGGCTTCACGCCGGAGCAGATCGCAAAGGGAACGGTTCCGCTCTCCGATGCGATACAGTACGGCAAGACACCGGAGCAGGCCGTGATGGAGGCGAACGCTCGCGCTGAGGGCGAGAGGGCGCGTAATGGTTATGAAAAAGGCGAAACCATGTCGTTCATGACTGGGACCAAAATGGGCTACCCCAGCGACACAGTTTCGCCTGACGGAAGTGATATCCCTTCCGTTGGTAACAGTATATCCCCAAATGCGGAGAATGGCAATACAGAAGTTAAACCGCTCGGCAACTATGAGATGTACGGCAAGAGCAGGAAACAGGCGATGCGGGAGCTGCAGAACAAGCTGACAGAAAAGCGCTCGTTCCTGCATGACGATGATTACAAGCAGGTGCGTGCGGTGCAGTCCGCCGAGCTGCGCGAGACGTGGGAGCAGGCGCGACCGGTACACGAGCAGATCGAGAAGTTCCAGAAGAACCACCCGCTTTCCGCCAAGGATGAGCAGCTGCTGCAGGCCGCTATGGTGAACGGCGCAACGAACACGTTCAGTCAGTGCGATGATCCGGCGGCGGTGATGCACCGGTATCAGCTGCAGCAGGAACTGAATCGCCGGATGCAGCCGATCCGCGACTATCAGCGGGCACGCGGCGAAACCATGGCGCTGAATGCCGAGGAAATGGCGGACACTATCGCAGAGTTTGCCAAGGACAAGAAAATCCCCGGTGCGTACAGCCGCGAGACCATGGAGCGCAACAGTTATGACATTTTCGGCAAGAAAAACCGCGCCTATGCTGAACGGCTCAATGACGATTATTTTGCGCCCGTCCACAAGGCCGTTGCGGACCGCACGAACTATGTGAACACCATGCGTCAGCAGGTGGCAGACCTGCACCTGAGCAAGCACGAATCCGCACTGGTGCAGATGGCGCTTGAGGGACGGAATGACGTTGCCGCCGAGTACATCAAGAACAACAAGATCAAGGTGACAAGCGAACTGCAAAAGCACGTTGCGGACGGCGTGGCAACGTTTCAGGCGATTTACAAGGAACTGTATGACTCACTCAACGAAACGCTGCTCTCCAACGGCATGGAGCCGGTACGCGCCCGCAAGAACTATGCGCCGCATTTTGTGAAGGACAAGCCGGACACGCTGCTTTCGCGTATTCGCTACAGCTTTGGCTGGGGCAAGGACAGCTCGGTAAATATCGGCACTGACCTTGCGGGCATTACGGACGATTTTTCACCCGGAAAGAAGTGGTTCGGCAACCTGCTGCAGCGTGAAGGCGAACTTACCGACTATGACGCGGTTGCGGGCTTTGACCGGTACATTGAAACCGCCGGTGACGTTATCTTTCTGACAGACAGCGTACAGCAGCTGCGCTCGCTTGAGGACGCGCTGCGGTACCGGCTTTCTGACGAGGGCACGCGCGAGAAGGTAAATCAGATCCGCAACGACCGCAGTCTGAATGCGCTTGAACGGCACCAGAAGATTCAGGACGCCTACGACTCCAACACGGATAATATCCAGAAGCTGTACAACCAGAAGAAGCAGGGCATGGGCGGCTATGTGTCCAACCTTCACGAGTATATCAACAACCTTGCGGGCAAGAAGGCACGCGCAGACC